GCCTGCCGTAGGGCGACTGCCCGCCGTAGGGCGACTGCCTGCCGTAGGGCGACTGCCCGCCGTAGGGCGACTGCCTGCCGTAGGGCGACTGGTAGGGCGACTGGTAGGGCGACTGGTAGGGCGACTGGTAGGGCGAAGAAGGACGGGGAGCGCCAGTGGGAGACGCGCCCCCGCCCTTCCCTCCGGCGTAGGGAGATCCGCCGAAAAGAGGAGGAGAGGGACGGGAAGCGCCCCCGCCCTTACCGGACATAGCAGGTTGTGTACGCATCATGTTGGCGTTGGGGTCTTGGGCCATGCGCTGCTGGGACGCCTGCAGCGACTCAGCCATCCCCGGCAACTGCATCAGCTGCTGGTCGAACGCGCCACGACTTCCGCCACCTTTTCCTAGGCCTTGGACTGGCTGGGCGCGCAATTGGTCGCCTTGCATACCAGCAGGAATTTGGCTTGGGGCCTGCGAAGGCTGAACCATAACCCCAAAACCGAGCTGGTGTATGTTGGGGTCGTAGCCTGCGGGCAATGCAGGTTGTGTACGCATCATGTTGGCGGTGGGGGAAGCGCCCCCGCCTTTACCGGCCAGCTCATTCTGATACTGTGCCGCCCCTGCGCCTTGCCGCGCCGCGTCTCTGGTGGCCGCAGCCTGCGCCTGCTCCTGCGCTCGATGTATCAGGTTCTGGTTGGGAGTAAGCGCCGCAGGCATTCTGTTGGGGGAGATCATAAGGGTGCTCGCTTCACGTATGGACGCGCGATACTGCGCCGGGGTCACCGTGCACTCTAACACCAAAACCCAGCGTCGCCAAGCGCGCTGCTCAATAGTACTCCACCGGGCCCCGATACGGAGGCGTGTCGTCCACGAGGTCGGTCGGCAGCCGCACGAACCCGCCTTGGCGGAACCGCATGAGCGCCATGGAAGTGCTGTCGACAAGGTCGTCGTGGTCCCCGTAGGGAAATTCCGCGACCTCTTCGACCAGCTCGTCCGCCCACCGCTTGTTAGGCACCCACACGAGCCCGGACAGCACGATGTCCGCCACGGAGTTCAGGCGCGCCAACTTGTCTCCGGTACCCCGGTGGGGGGTATACTCTTGCACCGGCAGGCCCATCCGGCGCATCTCCTGATACAGGGCCGTACCGGCGGACTTCTTCTCGACGATGAAGGCATCCGGCTGCCACTCTTCGTATTCGGCGTAGGCCCGCCGCTTCAGCTCCGGGAACTCCATGCGCTCGCGGATCGCGTTCAGCAGGATGATGTTCTGCGCCCCGGTCTGCTCGTTCAGGAACACGCCCCACGTGGTAAGCGCCGTGAAGTCTGCGCGGTTATGGATCTCGGCCGCAGCGTCCAACGACATGATCATGTACTCTATCGGCGGCGGGTCGGTGGCTTCCCACCGCATCCACGCATTGCGCGTGATAACCGCAGCCTCATCAGACGTGGGGTTCTGCTGATACTGGGCGTTCCACTGGTACGTAGGCATGGACGCCTTGGTGCGCAGGAGTGCCGGTACATCGAACTGGTCCGGCCACAGGGCCGTCTGCACCAACTCCCCTTCGTCATTCTCCCGCTCGAAGAGCGCCGGGAACTCGACTACCTCGTACTGGTCGGCGTCCTCGATCTGGATCATGTCCTGCACGAGCCGCCCCGTCAGGTCCTTCTTGCTCCAGCGGGTCTGTACGACCGCCACGCGCCCTCCGGGCATGAGACGGGTCCGGGCACCGAACGTGAACCACTCGTAGGCCTTGTCGAACACGTCCCTGCTACCACTGACGACGTCCTGTTCCGAGTGGGGGTCGTCCACCAGCAACAAGTCCGCACCGCGCCCGGCCAGCGCCGACCCGACGCCCGTGGCGTAGTACCCGCCCCCCTTGTTCGTATCCCACCGCCCGGCAGACTTGGAGTCCGTAGCGAGAGCAACCCCCGGGAACACCTCCCGGTACGCCTCAGTCGCGATCAGGTTCCGGACCTTGCGACCAAAATCGACGGCGAGGTCGGCGGTGTGGGACACCATCATGACCTTCTTGTCCGGGTTGCGTCCGAGGAACCACGCGGGGAACAGCAGCGAGACCAGCTGGGACTTGCCGTGGCGCGGCGGGATGTTGACGCATATCCGGTCGTTGCGCCCCGCCTCGATGGCCATGAGCTTGTCCGCAAGCACCCGGTGGTGAGACCCGACTCGATAGTCAGGCTGCATGTGCTTGCAGAACGCGATCAGGTCGTCCCGCAGGGCCGCACGGCGCTCACGTGCCTCCAGCTCCGACACAAGCGCTTCGATCTCGACAAGCTCGGCCGCGCTGAACGCATCCAGATTGTCCAGCACGCGCTGGATCACATCCGCGTCAGCGACGTCAGCGACGTCAGCGACGTCAGCGACGTCAGCGACGTCAGCGGGCTGGTCGGCCAAATCAGGCATCAGCTCTCCTCTATAGCGCCCGCGCCTACGATAGCACTTGCACAGTGGAGGGGGCAATGGCACGCTCCGCTCATGCTCATATGCCAGACCAACCACTATGTCGTCGAGATCCCCAAGGCAGGGTCTTCTACCCTACAGGTTGTACTGGACCGTACGGTCAACGGCACCACCCTGAACGGCCACCACTCGGTGTCCGAGGCCATACGGCGCAACAAAGGGCAGGAGTTCTCGGGTATCACGGCGGTCGTGCGGCGACCTGAAGATCGGCTTGTAAGTGCTTGTAATCACTTGCTTTCTAACCTTAACTTGCATCCCGAGGACCGGCCCGGCGCGCTTCGGGCCGCCGCCGACCTGATAGCTGGTGCCCTCGACGGGTACGACCGGAAAACACATCTGGTGCACTACTTCTGCTTCAAGCCGCAACATGCGTTCCTCGACACGGATCACACGGTTACGTTGTATCGGTTCGAGGCTCTGGAGCGCGCTGCCCGGGCTCTCGGATACGTCGGGGACCTACCCCACGCCAACAAGAGCATCCGGTGGGTATCGCACGAAGACGTGGCTGCACTGGACGGCTACGCCCCCCTCATACAGCGTTATGCACAGGATGCTGCGCTATGGAGAGAGGCACTGGGGCCTTAGTCCCACGCCGTACTCAGCGCTTCCGGCGTCAGCAGCGCCTTCGGCGTATCCTCCGGCACCGCGTCGATGACCTCGGCATCCTCCACCACGGAGAGCTTCCGGAGCTTGTCCCGCAGGGTATTCCGCAGCTGCTCGGACGACTGGTGGGTAACCGTAACTTCGCTCCGCTCCACGAACAGGCCCACGTCACCAACCTTGCCGAGGAGCTCAAGGGCCTTGATGCGGATGCGCGGGTCCGGGTTGGTGCTCTCTTCTACCAGCCGGTTGGTGACGTAGGTCCGCACCTGCTCGGCACTCTCGACAATCTTGTGGCTGAAGGTCCGCAGCTGCTGATCGACTGCACGCAGGGCGGTGGGGGTCATGCTACCCATTCGTTTCTCCGTCATGGCCTTGTTTGCCGCTTCCGGGTCCTTGGCGTACTCCATCAGCACCTCGCCTGCCGCCTTGCAATCTGCCGGGTCAAACACCACCGGGAGCCCGTGTGCCGCCAGAACGGCGACCGTGTTCGCGGCCGCCACCATACGCACCGGGAAAGGCTCGGAATGAGCCGACCGGTCGCGCCCCGAAGGCAGCGGGACCGTGTGTGCGGGCACGAGCGACATAGTCATACTACGCATGATACCGCATGCCACTACATGGCACAATAGCCCGGAGGGGTGGGGGTAACGCAATGCGCCGGTGACGATGGGGTGGGGGTATTGTTCCAACAAAAGTAGCGATGTGGCGGGGGTAACGCAATGCGTTGGAAGGTATTGTTCCAGTAAAAGTAGCGATGTGGCGTCGTGGGTGCGAAATAGAGTTACAACAGCCGCGCGTGCGCCGCGTCGTGCGGGGGGGATGCCCCCCGGTGGGGGTCCGGCGGGACCGCCGCGTGGCGCAAGGGAATGGCGCCATTATACGGGCCGTATAACGCGTTTTCCTGCTATTAACCTACGGCAAAGCGTTGCAAGGCGTGCCATGTAATGCCATACAGGATCCATCGACGCGCCAATGGTGGCGCGGCGAAACATGGTTCAAGAAAGGAAAACACCATGGCCAAAAAAACTGTCACTCTCGCGCCGGTCAAGGCCGCGACCCCCCCGGCAAAAGCCTTCGACGTGACCGACGTCGCCAAGATCGCCGTTACCGGTATCAAGGCGGACGGCACGATTGCGAACGCGATGGCCGAACGCGAGAAAGCGCAGGTTGCATTCCGCGACACACTGGACACGAACGGTCTGACTGTCGCGGACTTTGCGGCCCGGCCGGTAGGCCAGCATCGCGAGGCCTTCTTCACGGCCGTCGCGGCCGCATGGTTGCCCAAGGCGCAATACAAGGCGATGGTCGCCGCGACCGGCGCGACCAAAGCCGGATCCGCCGCGCACAATGCGCGCAACAAGGTGAACAATGCTATTGCGCGGTTCCTGACCGGTGTCGAAAAAGTCGAACCCAAGGCGGTGCGCGAGGTCAAGGCGAACGCCAAGGGCAAGGATGCCAAGCCGGGCGGGCGCGTGGTCAAGACACCGATTGAGGTGGTTGAACATCACGCGAATGAGGTGATCCGGCGGATCCGCAAGGCGCGCGCCGACAAGGTGATCGACACCAAGGCGGCCGACACGATCATCAAGGCCGCGAGTGACATGCTCGCGGCGGCCAAGAAATCTCTGGCCTGACCTGACCCTGACCCCCGGCGAGAAATCGCCGGGGGTTTTTTTGTGCCTTGCGTCGCCGCGCGCGGAGCGGCTCGCCTCGCCTCGCCTTGCCTCGCCTTGCCGCTCGCGGAGCGGCTCGCATCACCAGTTACCAGAGCAGCACGGAGCACGGAGCCCGGAGCCACGGCGGCCACGCGGTCACGCCCGTTATACGCCCCGTATAATAGCGCAGGTCGCATCACCAGTTCTCAGATCAGCACGGAGCACGGAGCGCGCAGGTCACGCGGTCACGCGGTCACGCGGGCGCGCCCATTATACGCCCCGTATAATAGCGCAGGGACAGGTAGCCGCTTCCCCGACGCTTCTCGACCAACCGCTTCGCATCACCAGTTCCCAGATCAGCACGGAGCGCCTCGGGCTCGGGCTCGGGATCTGCTTTCGGCGTTATACGGGGCGTATAACTAGCAAAAGTACCAAAAAAAGGGCAAAAGTACTGAAATGTTCCATCACGAAATCGACTTTGGAACAATTTAACCCATTGATAATAAAGCACACATCTTGAAATGTTCCGAAAGTGTCAGATTTCGAGGTATAGTGAGGGGGGCTGGCCCTTTTCTAGTTCACACCATACGCGCGCACCGCGCGGGAGAAAAAAATTACCCCGAGACACTATTTTCCGCAGTCGTTTTGAAACATTTGGAACATTACTACTACTACTATATAATTATATATATATATCAGACACTTACCCCTGCAAATCTGCGGTTTCAAATGTTCCATTCAATTTTTTGAATTGGTACTTTTGATACTTTACTGCAATTTCAATGACTTACAGGCCCCTATCAATCCCTGCCCATGCCTGTCTAGCCCTGTCATATCCTCACACGAAATAGTCACCCGAGGGGTATTGTGTCACCTGATAACACACGATATCATGCGTAGCATGTTGAGTTTGAGTTTCCCGCCCGCCTGTTGCGGTGCACGCTCTTTATCCTCGTTGTTCGGCGCGCCCTGCGCGCTATGGCCCAGCTAGGCGATTATACGGCCCGTATAATCTCCGATGATGCAGAACCAATCGGCCACTACCTGTGACGCGCAGCCCGATAGTGCTGCCGCGTGGACCCGCCTTTGGGCGGTGCAGAAATCAAGAACCAGCAAGCCACTGAATTGGCGCTCACAAACCTCGAAGCCCCACGCAGCTATCACCGGTGAAAGTAGTCGGCCATTATACGACCCGTATAACGGCGTATGCCACTTCTACCCAGCTACAGCCCGCACCCGAGAATGGCGCGGAAGCTGCTGCCGGTTGGTTCGACAAAAAATGGCGACAACAGTTAGGATGCCCGGCACGGGGCCGGGCATCTCATGGTGCTGTCGCACCGCGCCCCATTATACGGGGCGTATAACCCGAGAGAGGACTGACACCATGCTTAGCACAACAACCCAGAACCAGATCGACCAAGAATGGAACCGCAAGGCAGAAGCCTTCGCATGGGAGGACAAGCACCCTGTCCACCCGACGACCGACGTGCGGAACGACGCATTCCGCAACGCGCTGAACGCGCTGGCCAACAAGGCCCTGCCGTTCATGGACCCGAAGTACACCTACGTTTCCGACCTTGCGTGGGACGCTGCCGCTTGTGCCGACATGGAGAAGGGGGACA